TCTGCGCTTCCACTGAAGCTCGCTGCGCCTTTGCTTCAGTAGCAAGGTTCTCGATTCGAACTCTGGCGTTGGTCGCAGCGTTGGTCGTCATCGTCTTGTCAGCATTGATCTGATCTCGGATAGTGTCGATATTCTGAACACGAATTCGTCCATCCTCTTCCTGGACTGCTAGCAGGTCCGGGTATTCCCGCTTCAATGCGTTCACTGCATTGACAAGCGCCTGCTTCTGCGCCTGATCAAGCTTTTGCACAGCGGATAGCTTCTGGATGGTCGATATTTCAGATTCTGCTGAATCGATGCGCTGCTTTTTAGCGGCCAAAGTAGCAACGCTGGCTTTTTGTTCTTCGAAAAGTGCGCCGACCGATCCGTTGATGGCCTTGTTCATATCATTCAGCCGGGCCGTCGCGTCCTCTACACCGTCATAACCCATTCCGCGAAGCTTCTTGTCGATCTCATCGAGCTTCTCGCTGATCTCGCCGGCCTGATGAAGGATTTCCGGTGCGTTTTCGCCCGCCTTGATTTGCGAATCGAGACCATTAAGCTGATTCTGCAGCTTGGCTCGCTCCTCCAGAACAGCGTTCAGATCAGCCGTCTTGTCTCTCAGGTCCTTAATCTCGTCCGCCGTCCGGTCTATTGGTGACTCGGCCAGCGTCTTATTGAGCGCCTTCTGAGCCTCCTCGAAATTCTTGGTTGCTTCTTTCGCGTCAGCATATTCGCCAGCAAGATAGGCGGCTCCGGCTGCTACAGCGCCAATCACCAACGCGATCTGACCGATAACTGGAATGCTAACGCCGGCCAATAACATTGCCGTGCGGGCCGCTACCAGTGCCTTTTGTAAAGCATAAAAGGCCGTCACAGCTCCAAGAACCAGCGGGGTGACCGTAGTAAAAGCGATGATTGACTTCTGCGCAGCCGGATCAAGTTCTGTGAATCCAGTCAGCAGAGCGGTGATGCCTTCCGTGGCTTCACGGACAGCAGGAAGGAACATATCTCCGACGGTTATCCCGGCGGACTCAAGGGCGCTGGTCATGTTATCGACTGAGCCCTTAAGCGTGTCCATCTGCGTACCGGCGACGCGCTCTGCCGTTCCACCCGCGCCTTGCAGAGATTCAGTATATTTAACAAGAGAGCCCTGCCCAGCTTCAATCAGAGCGATAAAGCCGGAAGCAGCCTCGCGGCCAACCAGCGTTGCAGCGACATCTGCCTGTTGCGCCTGGGTAAGCCGTCCCCAGACCGAAGTGAGCTGACCGATCAGATTAGACAGCGGCACGATGTTTCCGGCGCTGTCCTTGATGCTCACACCGAGGCGGTCCATGTAAAAGGCTGCTTCTTTGGATGGGGAAGCAAGTGCAAGTAGGATCGCACGCAGTGACGTACCTGCCTGCTCGCCTTTAATGCCAGCGTTACTGAGTTCGCCGACGGCAGCAGTTGTCTCTTCGATCGAAAGTCCCATAGCAGCGGCAACCGGTGCGACATACTTCATGGCCATGCCTAAATCAGTGACGCTCGCATTTGTATCAATTGACGACTTAGCAAGAACATCAACCACCAGGCTCGTCTCCGTTGCCTGTAATCCAAATCCGCGCAGGATGGAGGAGGCGATATCCGCCGTCGTGGCCAGATCAACATTTCCGGCAGCGGCCAGTGAGAGAACGCCGGGCATCGCCGCAATGATTTCCTTGGTCTTGAAGCCGGCTTGCCCCAGTTCAGCCATGGCGTCCGCCGCCTGTGAAGCCGAGAACTTTGTCTGCGCACCGAGCTTGATGGCATTCTGACGTAGGTCATCGAATTCTTCGCCAACTGCTTCGGTGATTGCCTTGACGTTTTGCATGGACTGTTCAAATGCCGCTGCTGTTTGCACTGCTTTGGTTATCACAGCAGCTATTGCAATGGACATCCCGGCGTATGCCGCGCCCAGGGCGGCGATCTCGACCTGCGCATCGCTGGTGCTTTCACTAAGATTTTGCATTCTTTCGACGATTTCATCGATCGTCGTGCTGCCGACGCCCAGCCGCTCAAGCTCAGTCCGGACATTAGCAAGCTGCTGCTCCAATATCTCCGGATGCGCCCGGCGTAGAGCCGCGTTGATAGCTTCGACCTGTTTGGAATCGGCCCCGACATCTTGAAGTGCCATATTCAAATCCATGAAGCTACCGACGGCGGTATGAGCGTGTCCACCCATCTGCTCAATGTTCTTCCCGGCGCTTGCCATGGTGCTGTCCAACTCCTTCACCTTTGTCGTCGCCTCTTCGGAGGCAATGGACAATTCGGAAACAGAAGACTCAGCAGCGGCAATGTTCTCCTTCTTGCTACCTACATCTTTCAGTGCAGCATCAAGGTTTTTCATATGTCCGGCAGCGGTGTGGCTTTGATCACCCAGCTTTTTGACAGCGTCAGCGGAAGCTTTGGCTCCTTTCTCTGGCTTGCTCATCGCCTCAGAAACTTTCTTGATTTGCTCGGCGCTAAGCCCAGCTTTGGCAAGAGCATCGTTCAGCGCCTGCATATCGACCGCGGTCTTTTTTGCCTGCGCCCCAAGGTCGGCGAAGCCCTGTTTTGTACTACGGATCTCTTGCTTCATACTCTGAGCCTCAGCCGTCAGGCGTGCCCGGAGTTCTCCGAGTTGTACCGTCAATCGTCATCTACCTCCTCTCATACGCGCGAGCTGCGCCAGGTACTGCTCCTCAGCAGACTTCGGCGGTGACTTTGGTAGCTTCGGCAAGTTTCGAGTAAGCCGCTTCAATATCTCTTCCCGCGCCTTCTTCTCCGCGATATGCGGGAAGGAAGAAACGTCGATCTGCTCCAGCAGTTCAGCTGCGTGAATCTGATCTTTAATCAGAAGAAGTTGCGGCAGGTCGATCAGGTAGTATTCATTATCCACCTCATGTTGTGTCTTTCCGAGAATGATGCAACAACGCAGGATGAACTCATCCAGCGTTATTGTCCGGCGGCCTGATTCATCCTTTGGACGATCGACTGCACGAACTGCTGCGCCATCGGCGGAATCAGGCCCTTTAAGTTTCCCAGGGCTGCATTCATGTCGTTCTTTTGCCAAGTGAGCAGGAGATATTCCGTGCATTCGGCAATACTTGCCTGCTCACTCAGATCCTCTATGTCGATATCGCTGAGTAGCGATGTGATTTCGTAAATTTCGTCGATCGTCACGTCCGCGCCGGCCACGATAAACACGGACCGGTCTTCCTGCGGCGTGAGGAAAAGCTTCACCAAAAAATCTCCAATCGTTCCGATATGCTCGGTCAGCTTCTTGAGCCTATTCCGGGTTAGCTTCGGGACCGCGACACGCCGATTCCCGAGCTTCAAAGTGTCCTTTTTTCCGATATTGAGCATGGGCCTTCCCCCTCGTTATAAATAAAAAAGGAGAAGGCCCGTGCCCTCTCCGTGATGAATTTCGATATTATGCTGTAGCTGTGATGTCTCCCCAGGTGTAAAGCAGTCCCTTCGGCGTAGCATTCAGTGCCGGATAGGCCATGGCCGAAACGGTAAGCCGGAGGTTGTTGTCCAGGACGAATGCGGCGTTCATGTCGAATTTGATACCGACGGATTCAATGTAGATGAAACGATCCGGATCAGTAATACCCTGCGGTTTGATTACTGCCCGCTTACGCGGAAGTTCTTTGCCGGCAAGGCCGGTTACTTGGTACTTAACCTTTGTCGGCGTTGTACCGTCTACGATCTTATTCGCATTCGGGTTATACAGAATGACCTTTTCGAAGTCCATATCCGGCGTTTCGAAGTTGATTGCCCCGGTCGTTCCGGTCGAAATTGACTTCACTGGCGCAGTGCCCGTCTGGTCAGTAGCCGGCTCAAAATAGGTCGTCGTGGTCGTAAAGGTGATGCCGCCTTGGGTCAAATCGATCGTAATGGCGTCGGGTTCTTCCGTACCGTCTGCTTCGATACCCCAAATGAAAATACCAGGACCAGCAAAGATATTGTTCACGTCACTCATGTGGTTGTTGCCTCCTTAACGTAAAATATAAAATTCGTGGAATACATCGGCCTGTCCATGGCGTCAAGGCCGAGATAAATTGGCTGTTGGTCGGCAGTGCTGGAAAAGACATGTGTACTGCCCGCCTCGTAATTCACGCGCCGATGCAGCATGCGGACCAGCCCTTTAGCAACACCTTCAGTAGCGGCCATATTTGCCGGGTTGGTCTTATATGACTTTCCTTTGATGATAATTTGATACGTCGGGCGCTCTGTCGGGACGTAATCTCCCGGGGCATAACCGCCTGAGTCCTGGACAAAGAGGCACGGCAGCTTCGCCTCTGGCAGATCGGCCGGAATGTAATTGGCGTCTGGGTATACCGTATAACCGGATGCCGTCAGGTAGCTTATCAGATCGCTTGCAAGTATGGTTCATCCCTCCAGAATCTTGGGCAGCTCCGAACGGATGAGCTGCTCATTCATCTTGATCGCATGCTCTAGATACTTTTTTCCGGGCGTATAGCCGTTGTATTGACCTTTGCTCCGGGTTTTCTCACCCGGGGTTAATTGGACAAGAGCGCCGCTGGCCGTCTTTCGGAAGCCCTCATGCTGCACAACGGCGTATGAGTCGACCTCCGGGCTTGTCCCGAATTCGATGTACCGCTCAGTCAACTGCTGTTTAACATTGCTGACGACCAGTGCCGCTTCCAGATCGCCTGTATCGATCGGGGCGAGCCGCTTGGCGTCATGAATGATCTTCATAGCCAGCTTGGTCAATACGGCATCAATCCGACGATCCAAATCCTTCTCCAGATCGTCCAGGTGGGAAATGATCTCTTCAAGCCCGGTCAATTCTACGGAGAATTGACCGCGGCTACCCATAGATGACCACTTCCTTCACTTCGTCCGTGCCGAGATACTTCCTGATCTCGTAATGCCGGACATCGATGCGGACCTCCGTGCCAATGGCATTCGTGTATATTAACCAATCGTCGAAGCCAACAGCATTCACGCCCTCGAGGAACACGGTGTAAGCGACGGTGATCTCTTCACCTTGGGCGTTCCGGATTAGCCTTTGCTCCTCGACAACCTTGGCCGCCTTTTCGACGGGCTCCGCCGAAAGCGGCCGGCCCCATTCATCGACGCCAGGGTGATAATGTTGGGCTGTCGCAGGGTATCCAAAGAGACTCATATCAAGAACCCTCCATACTGCGGGCCGGGGGCGTCCTCAGCTTCTTCGGCCAGCTCGAAAGCTGGTTTTCCGAGCAGCTCGCGCACTTCCGGCGCCACGACGTCGCGAATCCCGCTGTAGGTGATACCCTCACCGTTGTCGTTCAGCGACTTAACGGCGTGCCGCTGGAATTTCAGCGCGGGGTCAAGTCCCTGCATCTCCCAAATTGCTTGAAGGGAGACGACCTCGACCGTCAGTTCAACCGCCGGATACCACCGGGAAAGGTTTCTCTCTGCCTGCGTGACAGCAAGCGGCTGCTTCTCCGGCTTCTTGTTCCACGCCTCCGTGTCCAGCACATTCGCAGCGATCCAAACGGCTACTTCCTCCGTTGTTGGCATAGCTATCACCTACTTCTTTTTAGCGTTGGCGATATCCGTAATCAATTCTTCGAACGTCTTACTGTTTGCGCCCTCGATGCCGAGTTCAGTAACTTCTGTACGAAGCTTCTCCAACTCTGTTTCCCTTTCCGTGATGCTTTCCTTCAGCTTGGCTTCGCCCAGGCGCCCGGCATTCGACACACCAAGCGCCTTCGCCCGCTCACGGAGTCCCTTCAGTTCAGCATCGTCATCCGTACCAGCTTCGGTCTCCTCGGCAACGCAAGCGGCAATCAGTTCCTGTGCGATCTCGTCGTCCACCTTCCGGATGACGTCGCCAGGCTTGCGCCATTTACCGCCCTGCTTCACGACTCCCGTCAGTTTCAAGTCCACTTCAATCACCCTTTCTCCTTAGAATAAAAAAAGGAGCCCACTAAAGAGCTCCTTAAATTACGGTCGCGGAAACAACCGAATCGGCCCATGCAAATACCGGGAAAGACAGCGCGACACCAGCAGTCCGCAGGCGAATCGGATTCTTGGTCACATCGCGGAAGACGTAAATTCCCATATCGCCGGTCTGCACCGCGTCGATCTCGGACATCATCTCCTCCGTCGTCTTGGCCCACAGGTAGTTGCCGAGTGGACCGTCTGGCAGAAGCACAAAACGGTTTTCCGGCATCATACGGACCGTTGTAAAGGTAAGCTTACCACCAGTGAGTGCGCGGTCTTCCGTCCGGGCCTGCGTATCATAGGCAACCAGTACCGGAAAATCGAGCTCGTCGAATACCGACTGCAATTGCCCACGGGTCAGAGCCGGCGGCTGGGCGCTGCCACTCGGATCGCCGTGGTAGTATTTCCGGATGGACAGATTCCGGCGGAGCAGTGTAATAACCTTCTGCGAGGTCATGGCGCGTGCAAGCCGGATACCTTTCGATCTCCATGCATCGACCCAAGTCTGAATGTCATCCAGCGGCGTGGAGTTTACGACATCATCCCATTTGTCGGTACCGGACAGCACCGGCTTTTGCTCGGTGGTGTAGCCGTAATCGACCACGACCCGGACGTCTCCCTCGACGTAGTTCACGCCACCGCTCCAAACACTGGTCAGGGCGATCCACTCCCGGCGGGCTTGGATAGCGTCAACGGCATACTGAGCATCGTTAAGCTGCTCCTGACGGAGCTGGTTGCGCTCGGCATCCCGCAGTCCGAAGCTTTGCGAGGCCATCAGTGCCATTCGGACAAGCTTCTCGTCCATATAACGGCCCCGCTGAATCTTCGGGATGGTCACACGGTCGCCGGACAGTCCTTCACGGGAACCGTACTCGACTTCAGTCCCGAGCTCGGCGATCTGCGCCATTACGGGCAGCCGGGAGCCGCTGTTTTTAATGACATCGACCGTCAATTCAGTCGTTTCTCGGGGAGGAAACAGCACCGGGTGAAGATAGTCGTTCGGTATCGAGAGATTGCGGGAGTAGATCAGCAAGTCCTCCCCGGTCAGCGCTTCTTCCAAGGTAAGGTCGATGGGATCTCCGGCAGCGAAAAGTTGCAGGTCAAGTTTGTAGCGATATTGGCTCGTGCTCATGAATTAAGTTCAGTCCTTTCAATATAGAGTGGGATTATGCAAATACGATATTCGGCATTTTTCCGCGCAGGGTATCGTCGACGGTGACAGGGATACGGGCGGAAATGACCTTGGCGACTTCGTAGCCGCCGACTACATGATCGCCGTCCTTCACATTAACGGTCCGCTTCAAGATGACCGTCGGGTTCTGGCTGCCATCAGCACCCGCGTCGTTATAAGGAACATATTTCCCGGACGCAATCAGCTTCGCCATCGGCATGCCCTTTTTAATGATCTTGTCGCCGTTACCGTCGGCCGTGATGGCTGCGGAGTCGATTGTGATTCCGTTCGTTACCTCGCGGATCACTTCAAACGATGCAAGAATTTCATATTCGTCCTGCACTGTAACACGTTGTCTTGGTTGAAGGTTCACTGTTCATTCCTCCTTAATTTCGTTTCCACGGGTCGTAGACGGTTTGTCCGCCGCCGGCAGCCCCGCGGTTCTTGGCCAGGTTAGCAATAGCTTCGTGGCGCTTCTGCTTATCCTCCGATGTTCCGCCGGTGATTTCAGCGCCGATCCGGCCGCTGCCCTGCTTGGCCTTCAGCAGATGTGGCTTCTTCTTGGCCAGTGCTTCGAGGGCCACCTTAACGCCGGTCACATTGCCTTTGTCGTCCTCCTTGGCAGCGGACAGGTCGGCGAGCGCAAGCGCATCCTCCCAATCGGCAAACCCGAGTTCGTTCGCCAGTACCTTTACCTCGGCGTTAAGCAAGCGCTGGAAGATCTTATCGTTCTGCTCCTTCTCGCGCGCCTTGATCTTCTCGTCGACCAGCCGGTCGACTTCCGCGGGATCAAGTTTCCCGTCTTCCTTGTCCTTGCCTTTCTGCTTCAGGGCTGCCTGCATGGCCTCGACCGAGTCAAAGCCCAACTCTTTGGCCAGAGCGGTTTGAGCGGCTTTCTCGGCACGGGAGACGCGGGACTGAATCTTAGCGTCAAGCTCGGCCTGAGAAAACTTCTTATCGGTTCCCTCACCACCGGCGCCGCCTTCCCCGCCGGAACCGCCGCTGCCTCCCTCTCCCCCTCCACCGCCGCCTTCACCTCCACCGCTATCAGCGGCAAAGAGTTGAAGATCCAAACGGTAACGGAAACGACTTACGATATATGGATACACGGTTAATAACCTCCTGTTTTATGCCTGGGTAGGCGTCCTCGATAGGCAGTTTAAAGTCATGCCACGGTTTGGACAAAAGAAAAAGCCGCTCGTTTGAGCGACCGACATCATTTTTTCATGGTTTGCATCACATCGTCCCTCCCGCATTCCAACAGGCCGAGCACCTCCGTGCTTCGGATGTGGCTCCAGACCGTTTGAAGCGTTCCGTCGGCCAGCTTTACCACGGCGACGAACGCCTCAATCCGGCCCTGCTCCGCCGCCTGAAGCAAGCTTTCCGCGCACGCCATCGGCGTGACCTTGCCTTCCCTGCGGTCCCGGCGCTCCTTAATTTCATCCATGACCACTCCCCCTAATAAACCCCAGTAACCGTGCAGTCATGGTAATCCAGACCATGGCCTTTCATTCGCTTCAGGCCATGACGGCGGCCGAAGATTCGCATAGGAAAGTAGCCGAGTTGCGTGAAAGGCAACTTCCATCCGTAAGACCACCGATCATGATAGACCCGGTGGATGCCGGTCAAGAATTGCACCAATCTGAATACCGGCTTTCTTGCCCTTGAATTCCTTGCTTTCATTCTCATTTCCACATCGTCAGCCTCCCTGCTTCTTAATCTCAATGTTCACCTTACGGTAAAGCTCCTGCAGATCCGCATACTTCTTCGTGCCGCGAACCTTATGGCTGGCGAACTGCTTCAAGCTCGGCATGTCGTTCGGCAGAACGGCCTTGTACCGTATCCACTGCTTGCGGGTTTCGTTCTTTCGGGATTTCTCCTTCTGCAGTTGCTCATAACGCTGGATATTGTCCTCGATCCGGTTATCGACAAACGGCCGATTGCTGTCCTTGATGGCCTGCTCGATCTCCGCCGCCGGCGTGTACTCCTCCACCCAAACGGACGTTGAATGCACGCAATGGCCGTGATACGGAGGGCGCCTCTCCAGTCTCGGGAAGCGCTGGTCATTCCCACTGATGCTGTACACCCGGCCCTGATACTTGGCGCAGAGTGGGCAGGTGATGCCGACGAAATTGACGTACAGCAGATCGCGGTCGTTCTGGATTGCCATTTGCTCAACTCCGGTGACATGCGCCTTACGCTGGTGAAACTGGATCACGCTGGCCATATACTTCTCAGTTGGGATACGCGCGCCGTTCTTGGCGACCATGCCGGTGATTCCCCGGGCGGAAGCTTCCGCCACCGACTGCTTCGTCGCCTTCCGCCGGCTGACGCC